TCGCTCTTCAGTATCACGAAGTCAAGATTAACCTCGATATTCGTCCTATTGATGAGTGCTTGTGGGCTGTCGGTTCCCTTCACTGTGACCCTCCCTCTGAAGGTGGTCGTGTCAACACTGCTTACAACCAGTCTTTGGTTGCCGCATCTTTGTATGTTGACTACGTCTTCTTGGACACTGATGAGCGCAGACGTATGGCTCAGAATCCCCACGAGTACCTTATTGAACAGCTTCAGTTCACTGGTGATGAGTCTGTCGGTTCTTCTTCCAACAAGATCAAGCTCAACTTCAACCACCCTGTTAAGGAGCTCATCTGGGTTGTCCAGCCGGATCAGAACGTTGACTACTGTTCTTCTCTTGACTGCAACCAGCTTCTCTACAGGCTCCTTGGTGCTCAGCCCTTCAACTACACTGACGCGGTGGATGCTCTCCCCAACGCTATCCATGCTTTTGGTGGACACGATGCTGTTGCCCAGACTACTGGCTCCTTCATCGATGGCTCTGGTCTCTTTGCTGAAGCTGGTGCTATCGATGTATCCAATCTTTTCTGGTGGCAGCAGGGTGAGGCAGCTGGCGTTTCTGGCGGCGGCTACGATGTTACCAACATGGCTCCCGGCTTCGGTAGCAGCACCACCAATCCTTACCAAAACTCTGGTGTATCTGATGCCGGTACTTTCGTTCTTACCCAGACTTCTCTCGACCTTCACTGCTGGGGTATGAACCCCGTTGTCACCGCTAAGCTCCAGCTTAACGGTCAGGACCGCTTCTCTGAACGCGAAGGCACTTACTTCGACCTCGTTCAGCCCTACCAGCACCACACCCACACCCCTGACACTGGTATCAATGTTTACTCCTTTGCTCTGAGACCCGAAGAGCATCAACCAAGTGGATCGTGCAACTTCTCCCGCATTGACAATGCTACCCTTCAGCTTGTTCTCTCCAACGCCACCGTTGAGGGCACCAAGACTGCCAAGGTTCGTGTCTATGCTACCAATTACAACGTTCTCCGTATCATGAGTGGTATGGGTGGCCTTGAAGCTACATGCTTAATTATGATGATGGTCATAATAGCTGTGAACAAGGGCCTAAAAGCAGTATGCCATAGTAAAGTGAGCTCTTACTATGGAAAACCATTTATGTCCTCACAATCATCGTTATTGATGATATGACTAACTGCTAGTGATTCCGACTTGTTGTCGTCGGAGTTGCAACACATCTTGTTGTTCGGGAAACCCCTTAGAGCTTTTTCTACCAAGCTTATCTCCGAAAGGAATAAGTGGCCAAGAGTAATGAACTTGGGTATGGTAATAATGAAAAAGATTGGGCAATCCGCATGCTTACTACCTAAAGGCGATATTAATATGCTAGTCTATGGTAGGGCGTCAGAGACTGAACGGATGTGGGTCGTTAATGAAGGTTTAAGCAACCTGAAACGGCTTAAGATACAGTCCTCCCTCTAGGGAAACTTAGGGGAATAAGAGTGCTTACAGCAATTAAATTGCGTGTGCGCTTCACAATTGGAATTACAATTTTATTTTAATATTATTATGTATTTAATAATATGAAAAATTGATGACACATAAAGGGTGTTCATACTATGGCTACAATCCTGTTATAAGTAACACAAATACAACACAAACACAAATAGATATGGATATTGGTAACACATTTTCATTAAAAGATGAATATATTCGTGACAAATATAAAACATCAAAAATAGACTTTATACGAGGACATATTAAAACGATTGGTCGAACATCTAATCAAGAAAAGAACCCATTATGGAAAATCCAGAACAAAAATGGAACCATTATTATAGTTATGTATTGCGAAGTTGATACGCTTTGCATATTATGCTCGACAAGTTATCAAAAAATATTAGATTACGAAAAAACGAATAATAAAGGAAATAAAATTACTTGGTATAAAATGTCGAATGGATATATTTCGTGTCATTTAAATATTCATATGCATCAAGTAATAACAGGATGTATGGGTAATGGTAAAGGAACAAATACTATAAGTGTCGACCATATTGATAGAAATCCTTTAAATAATTGTTTTGATAATTTAAGAATTGCTACAAGAGAAGAACAGCAAAAAAATAGTAAAGGTACCGCCGACGATGGAACAAAAAGAGAACGGAAATACAATGCAAAAAAGTTACCTGATGGAATAACACACGATATGATGAGAAAATATGTTGTATATTACCACGAATGGTTAAATAAAGAACATACAAAAGAGAGAGAATTTTTTAAAGTGGAGAAACATCCGAAACTCCAAAAACCCTGGATTTCTAGCAAGTCGTCAAATATTTCATTACTAGATAAACTACTTTCAGCAAATAAAGTTGTTACAGATTTAGAAAGTGATATATATCCGTAGTATTGAACATGATGAATTAACTTTGCTTATTGATTATTAAAGCAAAAAGCAATCTTGCTTTGCTAGTTGGCAAAGCAAAAATAATATTTATTATATAAATGAACTTAAATAGATGGTGTAAAGTATAGTATTACAACACCAAAAAATGGATATAATAAAAGCATTCAATGCAAATGATTTGCACACAGAAGTAGTTATAAAAGGAACAAAAACCGATCCTTTATTTCGAGCAAATGATATTGGAATAATACTAGAAATAAATAACATAAGAATGTCAATTATTGATTTTGACGAATCAGAAAAGCGTGCTGTAAGTAGTACTGACAGCACGGGAAGAATGCAAGATGTGACTTTTTTAACAGAAAAAGGATTATATAAAGTGCTATTTCGTTCGAGAAAGCCGATTGCCCAACGTTTTCAGGATTGGGTTTGTGAAGTAATTAAAGAAATAAGGTTAAATGGAATATATGAATTACAACAAGAAATAGTTCAAAAACAAAAAGAATTAGAACAAACAAAAAATGAAATGTCTGCTATAGAAACCACCAAAAATAAAGAAATGGAAGAAAAATTAATTAAACAAAAAGAACTAGATAATGAAAAATTTCTACTCAAACAATTTAACAATGCTGGGAATATGGTTTATATTATTAAAGTTAAAACATACGAAAATGGTTCATATGTTGTAAAAATAGGAGAAAGCAGAATAGGAATTACAGGTAGATATAATGAACATAAAAGCAAATACGAGGAATGCGTATTACTTGATTGTTTTTGTGTAAATAAAAGTAAAGATTTTGAACATTTTTTACATTGCCATAGTACTATAAAACCAAATATAGTAAAAAATCTACCAAATCACGATAGTGAAAATGAATTGTTTTTAATAGGAGGTAATCTAACTTATAAAATATTATTAAAAATAGTTAACGATAATATAGATAATTATAACTACAAAGTAAATGAGTTGTTACTTGAAATTGAAAATTTAAAATTTAAAAATCAAGAAAATGCTATGAATACATTTTCAAATAAAGACAATGAATTATTAAAGGAAATAATACATACTAATAAAATTTTATTAAGTAAAGTTAATTCTTTAGAACAAACAAATAAAGAAATATTAAGTAAATTAAACTCACAACAAGAGAAAAAAATAGTTACCGGCTTTAGTCAACAACTACCTAACCTCGGTCCAAGACTCCAAAAAATAAATCCCGAAACATTACAATTAATTAAAGTTTATGAATCCGTTACAGAAGCAATGAATGAAAGTAAACATATAAAGAGACCAAGTGTAATGAAAGCAATAACAGACAACACTATTTATTGCGGTTTTCGTTGGTTACTAGTTGAAAGAAATTTAGATCCAAATATTGTACATGAAATTAAACCTACAAAAGAAACAAAAGTTCAAAACTTAGGTTACATAGCTCAACTAGATAAAGAAAAAACCAAAATTGTAAATGTGTATATAGATAGAAAAACAGCAGCACATTTTAATGGTTATGAGTCTTCATCGGCATTAGACAATCCAGTAAAAAATAGTACATTAGCTAATGGTTTTTATTATATATTATATAATAATTGTGACGAAAAGTTAACTAGCATATTTGAAGAAATAAATGGAGCACCGATATTATACAAAAACGGGGTTGGTCAATATGACGCAAATAATAACTTAATAAAAGAATTTGAATGTAAATACGACTGCATTAAATCCTTAGCAATAAGCGACAAAACTTTGACAAAAGCACTTACCAAAAATATCCCATATAATGGACACTATTATAGAGAAATAGGTGCAAAATTAAAGATGGTTTAGAGGAACAAATAAAAAACGAATTAAACACCAATGCAACAATCCTCATTTCGTTTCACTTCACTTCACTTCACTTCACTTCGCATATACTTTTCAATGTCCGCAAAATTCGCGGAGGATAATACTTGATATCATCCGAAACTATGTAATTTTCCGTATAGTGTATATTTTTTGAGGATAAAAGTCCGGTGATGCTTACCTCTATAATATTATAATTCGTATCATATACTACAGCAATATATCGAATATTCCCCTTCAACATTTTCAACGTTTCGCGAACCGTGTTTTTTGATGTTGGGAATTTCCATGCACCATTGCTAGCCTGTGACAAAGGACAACTTCCATTTTTGCTGCACATTGTTTTCACTTGCACATATGTGCCACAATAGTCACAGCATAAATCAACGCCGGGATAATTCATCTGTACTTTGTTCAAATTCGTCCACTTTGTATGACCGCACGTTTCGCACGGAATCGTATTGCAAATGAAATCTTCTCCTGCATCCCCAATAGCGTGTTTCGATAATACCTCGAATTCATTAAATCGTAACTTATGGTTTGGTGCTCTTTGCGCCCTTGCTGCCCTTTTTGCCGGCTTTTTTGAGGCTGATTCTTTAGCGTTTCTAGCAACAGATTTCATTTTTGAAATTAGTATGTAATAGGGTGTGATGTAATAATTTATTACGGTTTTGATTACACCTATTTGTATACATATTTTTGGTTTCAATTTTGTAACAATATAAAATTGAAATGTTTTATATTGTTTAGTCATGATATAGCCATGAACGCCACACCAATGCGCCCCCTCCAACTCGTAAATCCTGTCGACCTTGTACCTGGAAAGACGTATTTGATTCAAGAAAAACGCCCCGAATACGCACATCAAAAATTCAAAGGTACGTTTGTCAAAAATGATTATCCGCAACATCCGTTTCAGTGTACGTTAACAAGCTTTACAAATGTCATATGCGCAGGTAATCAAAGCCGTACAGAACTAAAAATCACGGACAAATATTGGAACTACTATGAAGCCGATGCGCTCGTGGTGGCGTATACAAACTATGTTCTTCGCCAAATTACTGGTGAGCCGTCGTTTATGATTCGATAATTGCATAGTCCTCAAAAATAAATGATGCAAACTTATTAGAGTTATTTTCTTCAACTTCTACATTAAATCCGCGGTCTTTAAACCATTTTTTAAAATAATTAAAAGCGCTCCACTGTTTTACATAACCTCCAATAACTAATAACTTTAGAGCATTTTTAACATATTTTTCATCGATTACACAGCATACGGCTTCATCGCCTTCATCGCCTTCGTCGCCTTCGTCGCCTTGATGTAATGTCCCCGTCATTAGTAAATATTCAACATCAATATTCTTGTCGAAAGTTTCTGAAAATGTTAGGATAATTCTATCATGAGAGAACCCAGCATTATGTCCTCCGAATCCAAAAAAGTATTCATACTCCCAGCGATGAACTTGTTTTATAGGACGATGCAGATAAACTTCAAAAGGTTGTCCAAAAACAATTATATTAATTTTAGCAGTTAATACTACTGCTTCTGCGTAACTGTTGTATTCCTCATTCCATTGTAAGGTTGGATGCGTTGCAATAAAATGTTTTGAAAATGCATCATTCAATGTTAAAATCATACACCCCTTAGTAGTGTAAAATATTGATTTAAGTTCTTCGAATTTTTTATTAACATCGGTATAATTTATACTAGTAGTAGCTGTAACTAGTGCTGGTGCCGCAGCGCCTAGGGCTTCCATTCTGTTTTGCGTGATTGCGTTTGTGTTTGCTACATAATATGCCAAAGGTCTTTTTATATCGTTTATATATATTGTTTACCTAAGATGTTTATATGTTTGATAAAAAATATATTTAAAATTAATGACTATATAGAGTTGTTTCAAAAAAAGGTTCTAGACACTACATAGCTTGTTATAATGGTGTAAATTCTAATTTATAAATATACAAAAAATAGTAGATTGAATAAAATATAAATAATATTGATACTATGAAAAAACTTTTATATGCGTTACTTAAGTACTTTGTTAAAAATATTAAAAATACGATAATTGCTGTATTTGCTATATAGTTAATGAAACTATGTACAATAAATGTATAATATCCATTGATTCCACGACTTTGATATATAATATACATAATAATCAAGTAGATTGTTGGAGCACAATATAAATAAGCTACTAATGCAGGTCCATTATTATATTTATCTAATAAATAATTAGTACCTACCATTAGTATGCCGCC